GTAGTCTTACTGATTTTGTCATTAGCCTGAGATACTAAATACATCACTTTGAGCAAGCTTTCTCTGTACTTCATGTTGATAAGCAATATCATTTTTATATCTAGGATCTCTCATAGCTGCTACTACTTCAGCATTTGATTTAAATGTTTTTAAAGATGGAGTAGATGATGATTTACCTGACATAAGTTGTGGTTCTATACCTTTATTACTTTTGTACTTATTATACATATTTTGTACAGCTAAAGAAATTTGAGTAACACTAGAATCTTTACCATCAACAATCTTATCGTAATCTTGTTTCTCTTCATTAGATAAACTTCCATCCATCCATTGAAGCATTTCTTTGTATTGAGTTTCACCACCAGCAATGCCTACAATCTCTTCATAAGGGTCATTAGGATCAGTAGTAGTTTCTGTTGTGTAATTACTTTGCACCGCCCTACCATCCAGATAAGCATCAATCAGAGTTCTAGGTAAGCCAGTACTTTCTAACTGTTCATACATTTCATCAGTAATCTTTCCATTATTTTCATGGAAGTGTTTACTAATAGCAAAAGGATCTACATTATTTTCTTCAAATAACTCACCTAATTTATCACCGTAAACTTCTTTACTTTTACCAAAATCTACAGAACCATCTTCGTTATAAAATTGATCCCAATCACCTGCATCATCAACAGGTTCTTTTATTTCTTCCTCAACTGTTTCTTCTGTTTCAGAATCTTTAGCTGTTAATTTATTTTCTAATTCTTTATAACTAGAAATTAAATCTTCTTGTGATTTAAACTTACCAAGTATCAAACCACTCTCATCTGTATTCTCTTCAGCTATTTTTGCTATGTCATCAGGTGACATTGGTGGGGTTTCGTTTGATGCTAATTCAGATTTCATAATAAAAAGTTAACTAAAATGTATTGTGTTGCCATGAGAAGTAACTGAGTCTCCTGATTTTTTTGGTACAGGATTTTCTTCTAGTTCACCAATAGGACTTACTACTGCTTTAGCTACAGTAGTATCTTCAACTATTGCTTCTTTTGTTTCTTCTACTTCTTTCTTTAAGTAACGACCATTTTCGTCACGTTGTTTTGGTGTTTTCTGAACCTTATTCTTGTTGCTCGCCATTGGCTTGCTCCTGTGCTAATTGTTGTGCTTGAAGAACATTCTTAGGGTCAGCTAGTTTAGAACCTAAAGCAGCAGAACCTAAAGATTGTACAAGCTGCTGTTGTTGCATAGCTTGCATTTCTTGTTCTATCTCTTCCTTAGACTTTACTAAATTATTGGTATCTATGCCAACACTCGTTGCCAAACGCTTAATTGCTTCATCTAAATTCATATATTGACGAAGAATATCACCACCTAAAGCTTGAGCTACTGTTGTAATAAATTCAATTAATCTAGCTTTATCTGAATTACGACCAAGACCATTAATACCTGTAACTATTTTAGGTTGTACTAAATCTTCTGGTAGCTTTTGCACCTTACCAGATCTTACTAACATATGAATCCTACGTTTGATATAAGGTAGTTGAAACTCATTACTCAAGATGCTGTATATACCACCCAAAGCTTGTTCTAATTCATTTGCCATTACTTGTATCTCAGTACTTGTAACTCTTTCTGCATCTCTCTGTACACTCTTAGCCATTAAGAAAGCGTGTTCTAATCTAGATTCAATACGTTGTATAGCTTGAAAAGCAATACTCAAATCAGCAGCTTTATTTACTTGTAAGGTACTGACATCACTAGCAAGTCCTTCTCTTACTGCTCCGTTAGGACTATTACTAAGAGTGCTTGCTCTGGTAACACCATTTGGATTAACCAGAAAAAGACATTTTGCACTAGCACTAGCTGCTTCAATTACAGCTTGCATCAAAGCTTCTAAGCTTATCAAGTCACCTCTATATTCAGATACATAGCTTTCGCCATAATTCATACCATCTCTTCTAGTCCAACGTAAAACTATAAATGGTGAAACATCTAATTTAGATACACCTTCAGTATTTGGTATGCGTTCGCCTTTACATTCTTGATACCAGTTTTGAGTATCACCAGTTCTTACTACTCTTGTATAAACATCTATCTCTTCATCTATCATTTGCTCTTCATCATAATTAGATTTTTGCCTTAAGTTATCAACAAACTCTTGATCAAAAGCATTTATATGTACTGTTTCTTTTGTAATAATTTCCATGATATTACCAACATCATCTCTTTGACATACAAACCTATCGAGGTGATATACCTTTATGCCTTTATCACCAACATAAAGTAATACATTACCTACTACTATTAGATGTTTTAAAGCTTCAAATAAAGCCACTCTATCGTTTGATATATCTATTTCAGTATTTACAGCTAATTCATAAGATCTTAAAGCTTTATCAATCTCACTACTAAATTCTGGTTGCCCTTCTTTTGCTAATTGAAGAGTATCAAGTGTTAACTGAAACATACTTTGTTCTGGCGGTAGAACAACAGCTAACATTTTTGCCGCAAGAGTATTAACAGCCTTTGCACCAACTGCTTGGAAAGGTGTTTTAATCTTTTGATTCTTACTCTTATTCATCCTATATAAAGATGGGATAGTTAACTGAGCAGCTTCATCTCCATCACGTTCATATGACGATCTTTCTGTCTGTAGCTTGTTATATCTAGCTTCTGCTGTTTCTGTTTGCATTTTTTATCCTATGTTTAGATCACCTAAATTAGATAGTAAAGGTATTCGTAATGAACTTGTACCTAATTTACGTCTAGCTACTTGCCCTGCTGTACCAGTTCTAGTAGTAGAAACTGTTGTACCATCAGCCTTTCTTCTGGTAGCACCTTTTACTGTAGTTTGTTGAGAAGATCTTTTTCTTCCAACTACAGGTGCAGCAGCAGTTGTTTCTGGCAACGGTGCTGGTGGTCTAGGCTCTGGTATTACAGGAGGTGGTGGCGGCTTGGGTGATCTTAAACACATAATTAAGCTTCTGAAATTACAGAGTTTGTAAGCATAGTTTCTTTTTGTCTAGATTGTTGTTCGATTAAATAATCTACAACTGATCTTTGCCCTGCTTTAAACCAAACCTCTCTATCAGTATAAGATAACTCAGGTGGTCGGCTAGGAAAAACTATAGTCAAAGCATTAATAAGCTCATCTGTTATAACTGGTAGTACATCAGATGGCATAAACTAATAAAAGACTTAATTATAATATAACGTGCAACTGCTAATTATCACACTCCTAGTTTTCAAAACTTAGGATTCCAAAGCTTTACTTCACCAGTTGTATAATCATAATCACCTTCTCGTAATATTCTTGCAAGCCTTGCAGTCATAATTGCATCACCTATATTCTGTCCTTTCTTCTCATAAGCAGCTACTACTTTATTCCACATTTCCTCTGTTGATTTAGATTCTCCTAAAATTTTATCTGCTGTAACTGCACCAACTTTTTCTAAACCTTTGTAGTTATCAGTAGGATCTCCACTAAGACTTTGACACATCCATTGTCTATCAGCTTTCTTTTTTGTTATTAGTTCTAAATCATCAGTAGCTAAAAGTTTACAAGGTATAGTTCTCATATCTTTATCAACGCTAACTATTATAGGGTCATCATATCTACCATTAGTTGCACATAACCCAAGTACATCATCTCCTTCTAAGTTGTCATAAAAAACAGAATCATAATTATTTTTTATAGTTTTTATCATTCCTTTTAATCCAAAAGGTTTTGGTTTATTTATTCTATTTAACTTGTAATCAGGAAATATACTATGTCTAAATGTAGGGTAAGAACTTAGACACATAACAACATCATGTTTTTCTTCTACTATGTTTTGATAATGCTCTAACCTACTTTCTATAATTTGTATAATTTCTCTTTCGTCACCCCAAGAACTCCAAGTATGTAAATCCCATTTGATATGCTTTTCAGCAGCACAACAAGAAGAGTAGATTAAATAATCCGCATCAATTAATAAAGTCATTAGAAAATGTTATCAGAGTAAACAATTAAACGACCAGTAGTTTGATCGTAGAGTAACTTATCAACTTCACCTGTCATACCAGTATGTCTAGATTTAAGAATTTTAAGTTGTAGTCTTGATCTTTCAGCTTCATCCCCAGACTGATTTCTGGTCAACGATAAACAAATATCTGATGTTTGAACAAGACCATGTGACCCTCTAATATCTCTAAGAGAAACGTCAGCACCTTCTTCATGTCCTTTACCTTGTGGTCTTGATAAGTGCGATACAACTATTAGTGCTATGTTTGTTTCTTCTGCTAAACTTCTTAATTTTGTAGTAATAAGATCAAGTCCTTTTCTTTCATCACCAATCTTATCTAAGACTCCACTAACAACTATTGATAAGTGATCTAGTATTACTACATCTACTTTATCTACAGTTGCTAGTTCTCTTATCTGGTTTATTAATATCTCAGGTTCAATACTTCCAAAATGGTTATAAAGAAAAAGACTGCGACTTGACGTTAGTTTGTCAAATGCAGCCTTCAGACTAATTTCATCTATGCCATCCTTATTTAAATGTAGAGGAACGTTTAAGTCAATACCTACTAAACCTAATAAGGTTCTTTGTACTGATTCTTCAAGAGCTAGATACCCTACTTTTAAACCTTTTTGTAAGAAGTGATAAGCAAATTCTCTACATATTGTAGATTTACCTGTACCACTACCTGCTGCTATCGTCACCATTTGGGTAGGATATAATCCCATTGTGAATTTATTTAGTTGTGGATATGGATAATCACATATTGGTTCACTTGTTTCTTTAGTAAATAAATCCCAAGCATCAGCAC